GATGCCGCCGTCGACGGCGAGCGTGATCCACGCGCAGTCGCTGAGACCGCTCTCCTCGCCGCGCGCGCTGACCGCCGAGATCGCGACGCCGTAGGTGCCGGCCGTGATGCCGCCGATCGCCGTGTCGAGGATCGGACCAGCGCCGAGCATGGACGCGACGCCGGGGATCGTGACCGCGCTATCGATGCGCAGGATCTGCCCGCCGGATGCGTAGACGGCCGCGCCGATCTCAGCGAAGCGCACGGGGCCGGGCCAGAAGCCTGACGCCACGGACGTCGCGGTCATCGCCGCGCCTGTGCCGCGCAGCTCGTAGACCGTGCCGCCGACCGCGCAGAACGTGCGCGTCTTCGCCCGGTTGTGCCAGAGCGAGCGCGGTGCCGCGAGCGTCAAGACCTTGGTCGCGCCGTCACGACGATCGTAGTTGCCGCTCGTGTGGATCGCGAGATTGATCGCGCTCCTGACCGCGCCATTCGGGATGTCCGTGTCCGGGGACACGACGTCCATGCCGAGCGGTGCGGAGAGGATGTCGACGTCTTTCATGCGGTCCCTTAATGGCTGATCGAGGTTGCGCCGAAGGCGCTGGTGTCGCCCATCGAGATGGCCGGCGTCGTGTACGAGTAGAAGCCGCCCCCGCCGTCAGTGACGAGCAGGCCGCCCCAGATCGGGTTCAATCCGGCGAAGCCGGTGACCCGGCTGAAGCCCATAGCGAGCTGGTCGCCTGTCGTCCCGTGGCCCCACGATGACGCCACATCGATTTGCGCCTGCACGTTCACGCTGCCGAGCGCCGAGTAGTCGGCGCCGGATGGCTTCACGTTCTGCAAGAGCATGAGTCCGCCGAGCCCGGCGGGCGCGATACCGGCCGGGCTGATCGTTCGCGCGTTCGAGTACCCGACGTAGGCCGCGGGCTCACCGTGCAGCCCCACGGGACCGAAGGCATCCCAGACGACCGCGTGGTCGAAGCCCTGCATCTGCGCGGTCTGCGGCGAGTGCGAGATCCACGTGCCGATGCCGAAGCGCGCGCCGTCGGCGCCGATCGGGTAAACGTACTGGATGTGGTTCGTGATCACGACGGTACCGAAGTTGCCCCAGCACCCGCCGTCGAGCGTGTTGTCGCGATCGCCACCGCAGAAGATCATGTGCGGGGAGATCGTGACGGTCCCCATGCCGTATGTGGCAATCGGATTCGGGTAGACGTAGCGCGACGTGCCCGGGCCGGTCGTGCTATGCGAGATCACGTTGGAGCCAATGACCCCGGCATTGATGCCCGCGCAGCGGATGATCGAGTCGGCGTCTCGGCACGCGATGCCTGAGCCTACCGCGCCGCCGGGTATGCTGGCTGGCGTGATCCAGCTCTCATGCGGGCCCACGATGTCCGCGCCAAAGCTCGCGTCATCGAACCCCGACGGGAAGAGTGTGCGTCGCGAGAAGTCGACGTAGTCGCTGCCGATGCAGAGCGCGTTGATCCCCGAGGGCGCGGCCACGCGCTGCATAACCGCGGCCCCAATCGCGGAGGCGTCGAAGCCAGTAAGCGTGAGGTAGCGGTCGAAGTATTCGATCTCGCTGGCGCCGAAGCGCAGGCTGTCGATGCCGGCGGCGTTGAGCGAGACAACGACCGCGCTGTTCGTGATCGCCGCGAGACCGAAGCGCGGTCCCACCATCCCGGCGTTCGCGGATAGGTCGCACTGGAGGCTGTTCCACGCCGGAGCCGTCCATCCCGTGGAGAGCAGGAAGTTCAGGGCGTTCCATGCGGGCGCCGTGTAGACCGTTAGGCCCGGGTCGATCTCCTGCGTCTTCGTGGCGATGGCTGTGCCGAAGCCACTCCAGTCCGCGCCAGACGTGAAGAGGTACTGCGTCTTGTTGTGGAGGACGGCCGTGCCGAAGCCGCTCCAGTCCGCGCCCGAAAGGGTGAGCGTGCGAACCCCGGGCGAGACGTCGATGTTGACGGCATTCCACGACGGCGCCGTGTAGCCGTTTGGCAGCGCGAAGTTGACCGCATTCCATGCGGGCGCGCTGTACGCCATGCTACGGTCCCGGCGTCACGGCGTGAAAGATCGCCGAGTTGTCCCCCGTGGGGCCGACGGCGACGATGTCGTAGCTGCCGCCGGAGGCGAGGTTCGCGCCAGAGACGGTCTTCGTGTGGTCGATGGTGAAGTTGCCGCTGCCGTCGCTGGTGGTGGTGGCAACGAGCGCGCCGGTCGTAGAGTCCAGCGCCCAGATGACAACACCAGACTTGTTGACGCCGCCCTCCTTGACGTTGCCCGTGAAGGAGAGCTTGTTGTAGATGAACCGCATGATCCCGCGGGAGTCATTGCGGCGAATGCACCCGATGTACGGGTCGGCCACCAAGCTCTGGCACTCGTTATCGGAGAGCGCGCGATTCCAGATCCGAAAGTTATCGAGCACGCCGACGAACTTGTTGTTCCCCGAGTCGTACCCGAACGTGTTCGACGGCGTGCTGTTCGAGCCCGGCACGCCAGTACCGCTGGCGATGTCAGTGCCGGAGCCCGCGTTGCTTCTCCACCAAGCCCGCCAGTTAGCGGCCGTCGTGTTCGCTGTCCCGTTCGCCGCGCGCACGACGAACACCACGGGCTGCAAGAGGCTTACCGCGGGCGGCCCGCCCCACTGAGGAACGGCGGACCCGTTCTTGCATCCCACGGCAAGGTTTCCGTAGCCGGAGCTGCCGGAGCCTCTGAACGCGTACGCGACGACGGAGGCGCCAGTCGGGTACAGGCAGAAGATGCTGTTGAATGTCGCGATGCCGGCGTAGTTCTCGACCCACGAGAACGTGCAGGGCTGCGAGTCGCTGGTCAGGAAGCGGTTGGTCGACCCGAGGTCGACGTACCCGCCGCCCCCCGTATCATTCGTCTTCCACCCCGATCCGAGCACTCCCGTGCTGAGGGTCACCGTCGAGCTGAGAGCGAACGCCGCATACGCGTTCTGGAGGATGTCCTTCGGAGCGCGGCTTGCATCGTTCGCCGTGAGCCACAGCGTCTGCGATCGCAGGATCGGGTGCCCGAAGTCCGGCATCACGAACGTCGGCTTCGGTCTCCACGCGGTGCTCATGTTAGACGGACGTCAGTTCTTGCAGGAACGCCTCGCACGTCACCGTCTGCCCGGTGTTGCCCGTGACGTCAGCGCGCACGTACATGACGGTCGGCGGGATGTCGATCGCCCATTCGTTAACCGAGCTGTTCACGGTATCGCCGGTCAGCGTCTGGAAGAGCTTGAAGTTCGAGTTGTCGGCCGACGTGTAGATCTTGACCGAGGCCGCGATCGTCGGGCCCGTGCCGCCGTTGGTGATCTTCGCGGTCAGGAGCGCGCCGAGCTTGGCCGTCAGGTCGAAGGCCGTGCCCGTGGTCGTTGCGCTTGCGCTGTTCGAGGTCGCGGCAGCGATGATCGTGCGGAGTGTCTTGGCGACGGACATCAGACTTCCTTCGGCGGTTCGACGATGACGGTGTCGGCGCCCGCCTGATGGGCGGCAACACGCAGCGCTGCGTCATCAGTCGGGATGTGGCGCCACGTCAGGTGCGAGCCCAGCTCCTGCGCCTTCGCGTGCGCCCAGTGGACGGCTTCGTCGTAGGTGCGCGCGATGACGTGCAGCACGCTCTTGTCGATCGGGTCGACGGCCGGGGCCGCGACGATTTCTGGTTCGTTGCTCATGCGCTCCCCTTACAGCCTGAAGATCTTGTTGGTGCCCGTGTCCCACGCGACGATGATGTCGCCACCGTTCGGTGTGATCGGGAGGCCCGTCGCCGTGTCGATGTAGGCGATGAGCGGCGACGTCGAGCCCGTGCCCGTGTCCTTGTAGATCAGGATCGATGTGACCTGAGCGCCGGAGACCGCACTGAACGTCGTGTTCGCTGCGCCGCATGCGCCCGCGGTCGTGGTCTTCGAGCCCAGAGCGACCGGGCCGGCGACCGGCGTGCATGCGCCCGTGACGTCGGTCAGGTACACGTGGGTCGACAGGTTGACCGAGTACGTGCTGGGGAGCAGGTACACCTTGATCGTGTCCGAGCCGAAGTTGATGCCCGCAGTCGCGAAGAGCGCGCGCCCGTTGTCGTATAGACCGTTGCTCATTCAGATGCTCCAGTGTTGGGTTGCGTGCTCATCAGTACAGGCCCTCGAATTCTTGGTACCCGTGCTCGCGGTTGATCCACGTCTCGTCGATCGCGCTGCTGCGCTGACCGAACTCGGCCTCGAACTCGGCGAGGCGAACCTTCGCTTCGTCCGGGTTGTACTTCTCCTGCCGATCGCGCGACATGAAGGCGCGGTAGAGCATCCAGTCGACGAGGCGCAGATGGAACCGCTCGTCGATCTCGGGGCCGACGTCGACGGTCTGCGGCGCATACGTGATGGTCCCGGTGGCCGGCGAGGCGGGTGATCCCGCGACCGCGTACGTGAACGTCGAGGTGTCGACGGCCGTGATGACGACCGATCCGTTGTATGGCGACTGGTTCGCGCCAGCGATCAGCACGGATGCGCCGGTCGCGAGCGTGGCATCGGGTGCCGCGAGGACAGCCGTGGCGACGCCACCCGCGCTCGTGATGCCGGTGACGGCGAGGGCGGTGCCCGTGCCGACGCGCGTCATCGGCGCCAGAGGCAGGCGAACCACGATCAGGTTCAGCGTGTCGTCGGCGTCCGGCTTGTCGACGAGGCGCAGCTTGTGGTTCTCGACGGGCGCCCACGTCATGGGCGTCGTCGCTTGGTTGGTCTCCCACCCGGGGTAGTGGCGATCGAGGTCGCGCGGGTGGATCTTCGCGAGCGGCTGCTCCTGCGCGGCCAGCTTCGCGCGCCGTATGAAGAGCACGCGCGGGTCCACGTTGTAGATCGCGGTGCCCGCGACGACCGGGATCTGGCACACCGCAGCCGTCGTCTCGTCGAGGAGCAGACGGCTGCGACGACATGCCTCGGCCTGCGCCTCGTTGGCGACGCGATCGACGAACGTGTCCGACCACAGGTAGTCGGTCTCGACGTCGTCCGCGAGTTCGCGGAATACCGTGGCGATGTCTTGCAGAATCATGGCTGGAGGATCCGGTTGACGGTCTCACGGCCGACGTAGGCCGCTTGGATCGCATCCCAGACGGCGGCCGGTCGGACGTTGAACGCGCACATGGCCGCGTGCGATTGCTCCTCGCGCGGGCAGAACTCGTTCGTGTAGTGGAGCTGGTGGCACGGGTAGCACGGGACGTCGTCCGCGTGCAGGCTCGTGGTGTTCGCCCAGTCGCGCGAGAGGTTCTCGACCGACGAGTGCGAGAGGATCAGGATCTTCGGCATCGACTCGAAGGCGACGGCGTTCATCACGCCGGTCTCGGGGCCGATCACCATGTCGCACTGCTTCGCGAGCGCCAGCGTCTTGCGGATCTCCAGCGTGCCGGAGAGCGCATGCACGCGGGGCTCGTTCTCCCAGCCGACCTCAAGGATCTGGCACGCGTAGTCGCCGACGAGCAGGACGTGTGCGTGCGAGATCTCCGTCAGGAGTCGCGCGATCACCGCGTCCATGTGCGGGTAGCTCTTGTGCGTCGAGCTGCCGGACAGCGCCCACATGATCACGAACGGACGCTTGCCCACGCTGCCGAGTTGCAGACCCTTGTTCTGCTGGTCCGCGATGTCGGCGATGCGGTTGCGCGCCCACGACCGCTCTGCGTCGGTCTCGTAGAAGTGGTACTCGGGGAAGAACGGGAGCTCGGCCAGCTTCGCCGTGAACTCCATGTAGTTGTGGTTGCACATCTCGTGGCGCAGTGCGTGCGGCCACCGATGGTCGGAGCGCCCGGGCAGCTTGATCAGCGCACCCTCGACGCTCTCGCACAGGTTGACGAACCGATCGAAGCGCAGCTTCTGCACGTTCCAGAATTCGCCGAGCTCGTGGTTCGGTACCTGATCCTTGTCCTGAATGAAGAACGCGTCGATCCGCGGATCCTCGCGCAGCAGCTCCTGCCCGCTGGGCTCACACATCCACGTGACGTGGTAGCCCTGCCGCTTGAGCTCGTCGAGGATCGACGTCGCTTGGATCGTGTCGCCGATCGCGCCGTAGCGCACGACGCACGCGGTCTTCCTGCCCTCGGGCGCGACGGCCGTGCTCACGGCATCGAAGCGATCGCCATGCAGGCGAAACACCTTGAGGCCGCCGACCTTGCGCTCGATCACGAAGTGGCCGCCGTCCTTCAGCAGCTTGTGCGCGATCTCTTCGGCCGCGGACATCGGCACATCGACCCGCTTGAATACATAGTCGAGCGCCTTCGGCTTGATCGACTTGATCGTGTCGAGCCACTCGTGGACCGCGAGCTCTGCCTTCACGCCCTCGGGGATCGTCTTGTCCCCGATGAGCCGAACGCCAATGAAATGCGGGAACGCCTTCTCGGGCCCGAGGCCGAGCTCAATGCCGGCGCCCCGCGTGAACGGGACGATGTTGTACCGCACCCCCGCTGGTGCCCCCCCTCCAGAGCGCAGCATCAGCTTGCGAGCTGCGCTGAGAGTTGCGCGTCCGCGGGCGCCGGCGCCTTGGCGACCACGGTTGCCGACACACCGACCTTCGCCGGAGCGACGACGGGCGCGGCCTTCGCGGCCTTGCCGGCCTTCGCCGGGGGCGCGTCACCGATCAGCACTTCGTCGCCGTCGTAGTACAGGCCGTCCTGCTCGAACGATGCACCGTTCGCTGCGCCGTAGATGTTGCCGTACGGCTTGCTCTTGTCGAAGCTCATGGTTCCCCCCTCGATTACTTGTCGTCCGCGTCCAGCGCGAGCTGGTTGTCCGGCAGGTTGTCGTCCATCGAGTCGCTGTTGGTGCCGCTCAGCTTGCCCATGCTGGACGTCGCGTCGCAGATCGCCGGGCAGCTTCCGCCACCGCTGACTCGGTTGTTGTCGTCGGAGTGCGCGACGTTCGACCACGGTTCGTCTGACCTCGCGTCGATCTTCCCGAAGCTCAGGGTCTCGTCGACGCCGGGCAGCGAGACGCTGCCGTTCAGGCCCGTCTTGTTGCCGCGGTTCGGCAGATCCCCGTCGGCGCCTTGCAGCTCTCCGCTCGGGACGTAGATTTCATCGAACTTGCCCATCGTTGTTGCTCCTTCAGCGGGCCATGCCTTGCGGCCGGCCACAAACGCCACCGAAGGTGGCAGGGTCACCGACGGTGTTCTCGCCGGTGATGTCGGGATCCCAGTTCGGGGTGCGCGGGACGGCATCCGCGAGGACGCCGCTCTTCAGCTCCGAGCCCTTCGCGCCGTAGCCGCCGGCGTTGGCCGCAGCCGTGCCGTCGGGGAGGACCGGGGAGTCGTTCAGGTTCAGGTTGGCGTCGCCGCTCATGGCGTCTCCGTGTGAATTCGTTGGGTGATGCGGAATGAAAAACCCCGGGAGAGTTGCCCCGCCCGGGGTTCGGTACAACGTGACGCGAACGTCAGCGGGCTCTTAGAACAGCGAGTCCCACTTGACGATCCGCGCTTGCGCTTGGTCGGTCTGGACGATGCCGAAGCCGCCGAGGTAGTACCACGCAACGCCCCGCGAACGACCGTAGTCGGTCGGGATGGCGCCACGCATTTCCTCGGGAACCGCGATCCCTTCGGCCACCGTGTCGGCACCGAAGAAATACGCCCAGTTGGACTTGCCAAGGTTCCAGACAGTGCCGGTCTTGGCGACGCCCTTCTTGATGTTCGTCTGCTCGACGTAGCGCACGCCCTCGAAGCGACCGGCCTCACCGTTGAGGATGAGACGGAAGCCAGCGTCGACGTACTTGTAGACGCCTTCGAGGTCGTTCTTCAGCGGACGGAACGTCGACGGATGCGCGAGCGCAACGTAGTCGTCGTTGATGTAGGGCGGGATGTTCCGTTCCTTCATCAGGTCGACGATCGTCTTGACGTGTTCCTTGCCAAGCGCGACGTTGTTGGTGCCCGTGACCGTGCCGTTCGTGTACAGCGTGACAGCGACGGTGTCGGTGCCGGCCGTCGGAATGACGCGCAGCGGGGTCGCATCGAATTGCGCTTCCGCAGCAATGTCGAACGCCTTCTTCGCGTCGTTCTTCAGAACCTTGTTGATGATTTCCATCACCGGCTGCTTCGACAGGTCGTCGAGCTTGCCCGTGTACGGAACCGCGTTGGCGAATTCGCCGATCGTCATCGTGCCTTGGACGATCGTGAAGTTCGACACGGGAACCGTGTTGGATTCCAGCACCGTGGTGCCCTGCGTGGCGATGTCCGAAAACACGTTCCAATGGAACGTCGCGCCACGATGTTTGCCCTGCACTGCGGCGTCCTTCACGTCAGCGAACTGGCGGAACTTCACCATCGGCTGTACGGCCATCCGAAGGACGTCCGACAGCGTTTCGCTGAACATGTAGCCGCCGAGCGAGTTGGTTGCCCAAATCTGACCGCTCATTGCGAGATACTCCTGAGAGAGTTGTGACCGGCGTTCAGCCGATCGATTGCCCTCTCGCTGCTGCCATCTTCCTGATTGTCTCCGAGGCGTCTGCCGGCGGAGCTTCTGCGGTTGTTGATGCGCGCGAGTGGGTTGTGCGGAGATCATCGATCCCCTGTTTCGCAGCGTCTCA